TATGTGACTTCATCTACTTCTGTGATAGTGTTAACTCCCGTATTGTCATTTATTCCTCCGCCGATTGTATAAGTGACAGTGAGCGTTGTATTGCTCGGAGCTAATCCATATGTACTCGTATAGAGAAAATTAGACGGATCTAAATTATTATTAGTTGTTCTTCTTAAATATTCAAGACCCAAGCCGACATTTTTTGGATTTGGTATAATCTCTTCATCAGCATCGGAACTGATACCAGAACCGAATTGTATTTCAACTTTATTATCAGCTCTAGTTCTAGTTACAAATCTCCTAGGAGTTTTTTTCAATTTTAATATATAAGGAACAGTAGATCTAAATTGGCTAAGTGTCGGGTCATTGAAAGGAATATTTAGAATATCATCGAATACTGTATCTTGAGCTAGATAATCCACTTCACGCCATTCGTTACCGGATGAATCTTTGATACTTACAATGTCTATGACATTATCTTCTGACAATACAATTTTGTCATAAGCTTTAGGATCATTGAAGATGAATTCCTGCGTATTTACTTCTCCAGATACTATTTCAGCTTCTTTTTTAAGTAAGTATCTTGCTATATCACCTGATGCATTCAGTTCATAAACTGTTATTTCTGGATCATTATTAAAATCAATAGGTTCAACTGTTCTATATGAAACACCTGTCTCTGATGACATAGTCATACCAGATGCTATAGATAATGCATAACGCATATCCGGTTCAATGTTAGCACCGGTGCCTATAGCTGGTACTAATTGATATACATCTATTTTACCGGTAGCTGCAGAAAAATTTCTAGCATCATATCCAAATAATTTAGACAATGTGATAATGCTACTGCGTTCTTGTGCTAGACTCAGTATTGATTCTCTGAAAGCCGTATCAGTGTAGTATGATAACACATCACCGACATACGATGACATTTCCATGAATAACATACCTGGCGATGTTTCATTGAAATCACTATATGTATTTGGAAAATAATTTTTTGTAAAATTAATTAGATTCTGCCGAAATTGTGCAAAATCTTTGTTCAAATATTTTACTTCTTTTTTAATTTGTGTCATAATTCATATCTCATTAATATGCGCCCGGTGATGTGACAGGAGCAGAACTGATTGGAACTAATTGGAATGATTGCTGAGCAGTACCTGCAATGGCGGTTTCTTCTGTATCAATCTGTAGTATCGCTTCTTCATCTAATAACACATTAATTATTATGTTAGCTCCTAAAGTAGTGACTGACACATCAAATTTAATATGAAGTCTTGCTAAGTCTCTATTTTCAGATACTAGTACATTATTCAGAGTAGCATATGGCAACCAATATCGAAAATCATTTTTAATTGATTGTTCTAAAACTGATAAAGTTTGATTAGTCAGATTTTCAAAAAGAGTATCAAAGACATCAGTTCCTAAATTAGGCTGCATGAATCGTTCACCTTTTCTGGTCAGTAACAATGACTTGATATTGCTTACAACTTGTTCTAATGTTGTGTATGATTGCACAAAAACTGATCCACCATCAGATGATCCAGACGCATAATTTGAAAATTCAGAAAATGCAGATGCAGGTTTATTGAATGGCAATTTTATGCCTATTGCAACATTAGGTGTTGTGTTAAACGGTTCTAATCTGTAGATTGGTCTAGCCATTATCTATGACCCTTCTTTTTGTCAATGGCAGTCATTAATGCAGAATAATCTTTATTCATGATGTTCAGAACATTAGCAACGGCTTCATTTGATGTATCAACCGGCCGGCCATCAATGTCAGTCATTGGCGTTACATCTGGCTCTGAACTCATCATACTCAATCCAGATTCGACTAATGGACCTGTATTCATTTCAGCGAAGTTTGTAACCGTCGCTGTGTCATTCAACAGATCATTCAGAATGGAATTCTTTGAGAATGTCTTCTTTGTGACAGGCTTTCTACGCTGCGGTTTGGCAGACACTGGTTGCCGCTGTTCTGATAACACATCTTTCAGTATAGGCAGAAGTTCTTCAGTTAGAACATCTCTCATTTCCTGTCTGATCATTTGCCTTAAAGCTTGTGTAAATTTACCCATAGTATTACTTTACTATAAATATGAAATGTAACGGAATTATCCTTGTCTTTGTTCAACTATCAACGACTGAGTAGATTCTTCGAATATGTATACAGTGCTTGTCCATGGACGATCAGTCACTGTTCCATTAGATATTAACCTCGCTGATCTTGCTGCACGTGAAAGTGATTCCTGACTATCGGGCGGAATAGGATGTACAGTCATATGAAAATGTGGGCCAGATGCTGCCGAAGAGGGGTGATTATATTCATCTATGAATCTGAAAACAGGTTTTCCGTCTGGTCTAACATTATTAGGAGATCCGGCTATCCCATGTAAAATATTAGCAACTCTTGTTACATACGCTCTAGGCTTAACGACAAAATCCATAGCCACTCCCCTAGTGTGATTATTCACATATCCTAATCTTTGATGAAATTCATCATTTCCTCCGGTCATAGCAACTTCAACCATTGGCAACTCTCTTTTTATTTCATTCAATGCAAATATAGTCCAACTAGCCATTAGATCTGTTATGTCACCGCCATTGGAAATTTCGCCAACAAGCTTTCTAGTTATACGCCTTCCTTTTTCGCCATATCTGAATGCTCTTAATACTCTCCTTACTCTATTAGCATTCGGATGTCCTACACTATCTTCTGGTCTATATTTTATACCAGAATAATCGTCTTCTGTATATTCTAAATCGTTTCTTTTCAATTCACCAATACTCCAAGAAGGTACTGTTGGCGGCAATCCTAAAGCAATAGGTGTAGCTTCAGCTGTGCCCGTAGAAAACCAATCATGTAAAACATCAGCCATGGCTTCAGCGCATTCTTTCATAGATTTATTCTGCGCTACATTTTCATCCATTACTCTCTGAATGGTCTTGTCTAAGGACTTGAACGGTTTTTTACCTTTATATAATGGTAACATGCCAACAGCAATACCCTGAGCAAATTTAGGTAATTGTTTTTCTAATATTAATATACCATCTGAAAACATGCCTCCTGGGAATTTCCTTAATACTGCTAGAATTACATCTCCAAATGCGGTCACGGTGGCAGATGGTGGTACTACACCCTTACTATACTCCATAATAGCTTCGAAGATCTGAATAAACTTATCTTTGCTTGTAGCATTTACATCCAGATCAGAAAAAATAACTACTAAACTTTCTGTTAATTTATCTTTGTCCAATGGCATGATATTATTGTTTCATGGTTCGTAATCTACTTAGTAAACCTTGTATATTTGCAACATTGGTAGCCGGTCCGGTAGGGCCTACTCCTGTGACAAATGTAGCCTGAGCAGATGTTAACGCAGCTAATTCAGCTAACATGCCTTCCAATATATCAAACAACTCATTCATGTCCATTGCCCAGTTAGGAGTTGCAATGGATACTGTATTTTTGGCAGACAATACAATTTCATCTCGTTTGGAATTGAACACTAAGCGATCTGCAGTTAACAATATCTGTGAATTTTCATATCTAGAAAGTGATTTCACAGTACGTCCGATGTTAGGTTGTGACAGTGTAGTTGAATTTATTTTTTGTTTTGATGACATTATGATGCTACTAGCAGTGTCATCAGGATTTTCAATTGAGTAATAATTACCTCCTGTTTTCAGTCCACATGAAATAGTAACAATTGGATCAGAAGCATTATCACTTCTCCAAAATGGTCGCTGTTGATAACCAGTAGCTGGTAATACAGTGCCTGAAAATCTTATTGCAGAACCATGTCTATCCTGTAAGATCATATCACCTTCATAAGGCTGTATTGGAATGATATCACGTTCTTGAAATGAAATATTATTATCTCTAGTAAGTGTAGGATTTTCCACTGATAATCCTACGTCCAGCATATCATTTGTAGTAGTAATTTGTGAATGATTAGGAAACTTGTTACTATTAACAGAATGATAAGATGATAGAATGTTTAAGTAGTATGTCCTATCACCGGTGAAAGTACCTGCTGTACCATCAATAGCATGCATGATTAAAACTATTTCACCAGGCAACGGAACTTTGTAAAAATTCATATTAAATGGACAGGCTAGTACTATAGTTTTACCACCTCGTTGAGAAGCTCCGCGGATTCGGACTAAAACCGATCCTTGAGGCACTTCAACATTTGGATTAGTTGGTCTACTCTTCTGTATTGTCGACAGATCTGATGATATTACTTCGGCTGTTCCTATCGTTCCTATCATTCTCTTCTCCTGATTTTATCTTTTCAATTTCTTCTTCAGCTGTTTTCAGAAGTTGATCCCGCTCTTCATCTGTCAATAACAGGCTACCTTCTTCATCACGTTTATTACCTGCTACTAGCCGTTGCACAACTGCTGCCAACTTGACCAAAGCATCATCATTTTTAACTGACACTTCAAGGTAGTCTTTGATCATGGGAACGATGACTGTGGCATCACCAACATTATTAATCATTGGCTGTAATTCTTTAATAAGGCCTTCTATCTGTCTGGACTTGCGTTTGGAATTGTGATAGATGTCCTTCATCAAGTCAGAAAAGGTAGTTCCCTTGAACAGTTCAAATTCAGTACTCATAGACTCTTTGCTATAAATATGAAACCGTTATATTTCTGTTAACTGACCTGTTCGTAGATATTCTTTGTACATTTCTTCAAACTGAGCTTTCATGATGTTCACAACTTTGGTAATGAACTGTGTCTTCATTCCCGTACGTTCTCTGATCAAGATATACAAAGCTTTCTTATTGAAACTCTCCAAAGTAGCTCGCAGTCTAAATAGTTCTAACACTGTGTCCGCAATCTGAATGTCACGTTCATTTGTGAAATGCCTATTTAGATTTGTATCATACCAGGAAACCCAAAGATTAATAAAATCTTTCAGATTCTCCTGATGTTCTGATAAATTCATTTCAGTGCCTAGATCACGTTCCATATCAATCGCATCTGTAGTTGCTCGTGCTTTGAGTTTCTTATAATTGGAATTGTTCTGTATAATTAAATAGTTTCGGGCAATGATAGTGAAATAAGAAAATGCTTTTCCTTTACCCTGTTGAAACTTACTAATTTTCTCTGTCATAAATGCAACAACTTCTTTCTGTACATCCTCATATGGAACATCAAAATATGTGAACTTGAAAGTATGATATACATTCTCCACTAACTTATGAAATGGATAATTTATATATTCCTTAAAGATTCTGTCTCGTTTATATTTGTTTTCTTCTGCATTATAAGCATGTATAGCTTGTTCTGTTACAAAAGTGAAATATTGGCGTTTATATTTCTTATTTTTAGAAAGTTCCAATTCTTTCTGACTACCTTCAGTTCTATACCATTCATAAAATTGATCTACACTGCTCATTAAAACTTCCTGTTAAGTTCTTCTATTATCAGTTTGATATCTTTGAAAATGAAACCGATTTCATCATCTGCTTCAAATGATCCTATGCGGTCAATCTGTCGCATACGAGAATATGATTCATTTGACATTTGTTTCAGATCATTGTAGAATGTGTAATAATTTGTGTTAGAACTTTCCAGTTCTTCAATGTACTCTTCTAGTTTTTCTTGTTTACGCATCTGATTGAGATTCAATAGAATCGATGCTAATAATAATGCTGATGTTATAA